GTGATATGGTAGAAATCCTTGCCGATTATCCTGGCATCGCGGCACAGCAGATTGACGCGCCCCCAGTCGGTTGTATCAACTCCCATCTGCTGCATGAGTTTGAGAGTCTTGCTGCGCTCCTTGCGAAGCTCGTCTTGTCGCCCGGCCTTGCGCTCAAGGTCTTCACAGCATTGGTCGTACTCGGCCCTGGTCATCTCGCGGAGGCTGTCGGTGCGCCCATTGGTGTACTGGTGTACGAGGTTCTTTTTGACATCATCGCGATCTGCGACAAAGTCAAGAGTCTTTATCGCGGCATAAAACCGTCTGAAGTTAGTTACTTGCTGCTCCATAATCTCTTATTTTATATTCGGTTTCCAGTCTATCGTTACCATCGCCACGACCTCGCCCGTTCCCTCGCAGTCAGGGCAGCATTGGAATTCAGGCCCACTCACCGCATCATGGTAGAATCCGCCTCTGCCATTGCAGTAAGGGTATACCATCGGGGCTATCATAAACGCTTCTTTGTGTATCCTGCCGTCTGGCTCTATTACTATCATTGTCCGCTTCTTGCTCATATTATCCGATGTTATTGGTTGTTTTCAGTATTCCTTCAGCCCACACTGTGTAATAGACGCCCGGCGCCGGAATAAAACGACCCTGACAGTATGCCTTGTAGCCGCTTACCCTCACTTTTACACCGGCAAGGTATTTGAGTTTCTGCGCCGGTTTGCCCATCGGCTGCCCCTTGTACTCCTGGCTGATGAAGATGAAGCATTTTCGAGGAAACCGCTTTATCAGAGCCTCTGTTTCGGGATATTCCCACCCTGCCGCCTGGAAGCTGTCGATAATGATGAACTTCGGACTCTTCTTGCATTTGAGCCTCGCAGTCAGCTCTTCAATGGTGTCAGCGGTAGCAATGCGGAAGCGGCCTTGCACTTCATTCATCTTGAACCTGGCGATGCGCTTCTGAAAGGACTGCCCTACCCCTTCCTCGTAGCTCATGAAGAGGACGGTGCCATACTCGGTGAGCTTCCGGGCAAGCTGCATCACGAAACTACTCTTGCCGGAGCCGGATGGCCCGTGAATCAACCATGTTTCGTTGATTGTGGGAAGTCCGAATGCCTCGGCCCACTCGCCGTCCCATGGCAGGGTCTTGTATGTCTTGGCAAGCACCTCTTTGGGGCTGAATGCTCTCTTCGGCATGGCTTACTGTCTTTTGAGTTTTTCGATTTCGGTATATACACGACGCAGACCACCCTGAGTCTTGCGCACTATCTGTGCGATATCGGCTCCTTCGGGGGCGTTGACCTTCGCCACGATCCGGGCCTGTTCGAGCAGGAAGGCACGGCGGTCTTCGCCGTTGTCGGGCGTGACCTTGCTGAAGCGGTCGCCGTAGCGGCTCAGCATCTCGGTATAGCCGACCTTCCTGCACTCGATCGAGCGGTTGATCTTCTCCTTGAGCCCGTCAGCTCCCATCATATACCACGCACAGCAGCGCTCGGTTGCGTTCCATAGGGCTTTCAACTCAAGGAAGGCTTCATACTGAAGGTCGCCGGCCTCATCGAGTATTATAAGTGGTTGTTCGATGGAGCGTAGGTAAAACACAAGGTCGCTGTAGACATCACTGTACCGACCTTTGCTGTCGACACCAAATTCGGCTGCAATCTTACGAATGAGCTTCAGCTTGGTCTTGACCTGGGAGCAGTCAATATAGACGGCATTGCGGTGGCTCTGAACATAGAGCCGGGCGGTGAAGGTCTTGCCGATATTAGGTTCATCGCAGAGTATGCCGCTGACGCTCGACTGCTGACAGAACTCAAGCTGCGCGGTGACGTACTGGAATACTGGGGTCTTGGCGGCTTTCCACTCTATCTCGTCGCGGAGGCTCACTCCGAGCTTGCGGGCAATGCTTATCCAGTTGGCATCACTCAGCACCCGGTCGGTCTGGCCGTTCTTGACCGCGCTGTACACCGATGTGGTGATTCCGAGTGAGGCGGCATGCTTGGCGTCGCTCGGATAGTTCTTCCTGGCTGCCGTGATTGCGGCGGTGATTTTCTGTCTGATTTCGGTTGTAATCATATTCTAATGCTGTTATAATGTCGTTTTAAGTGTCTTGGACTCCGGCTTGACTCCAGTCCATTCCGACAAATCGGCTGTCCGATTCATACTCCTCAGGGCCTGCAGGCACCGGGATTATCTCCACTTCTTCAGCCGGAAGTTCCGGGGTAGTTGTTCGTTTGGCTATACCGATTTTTGGCACATCGTTGTCTTCCACATATTTTTTGAATTCCGATACCATCTTGCACTGCTCGGCATATTTGGCACGGTCCTCGTCGGTCTGCTCGGCATAGACACGGTTGTATGTTTCTATCCGGCTCACCTTGTCAATGAAATATGCGTCCTGATATATGTAGACATCAGTAGGGTTCCCTTCTTCGTCGGGTAGATAGTATGCTGTGACCTTGAGGTCGTTTGGCGCAAGGCGTTCAAGCACGCTCGGGTGGCTGAGGCGCCAGTCCTCGCCGCATACCCTGACGGTGGAGTTGCGCCTGATGCTTGTCGGCACGCTCTCACCGATGTATCTGCTGAGCGAAGCCCTGTCAAGAGGTCGGAGTGTCGGGTTTATTCTCGACACAAGAACGTCCCATCTGGTCATACCCCTGAACCGCTTCTGGTCAGGATGGAGAGTATTGTTCCACTCGGCGATGTCTGCGCGGTCATCGGCCACGAGTTCCTCGAATGTGTAATAATGTTTGTCAAGGTACGTGTCGTTGGTCTCGTCGCTGACCTTCTGACGGTCGATGCGGTTCTTGCCTTTGCCGTAGAAACGGCCCTGGCCGGTGTGATTTTTGTGCGCTATTGAGCGCTGGAAGGCTCCGTTGAGAGGCTCTGCATATTTCTCCTGCGAATTCAATGGAGCGCAGAAGTGTACACAGTCGAACAGTTCACCGGCTTTCAGAAAGCCTTCGCGGTATTTGCTCATCAGGTGATTCTCGACCTCTATGCCGGCCGGCATTCCCCAACCGTTTGCGGTAATAAACCGAAACATGTCGCGGAAGCACTCTACGACGAGGGCATCATCCTTATCGCGCCCGTAGGCCGCCCCGATCCTGCACTGGCTCACTACGTCGTAGGCGTAGTAGGCATGGACACGCTTGTTCCCCTTCATGCGGCGCTTGAGATCCACGTCGTCCATCGTTATCTGCGACAGTGAATAGTCCCCGTTGTGGCGGTGCATGTGCGGCATCTGCTCGTGGTAGAAGTCGCTGCCGCTGCGGTGGTGCTTCTCGATGATGATCTTGTTCTTGCGCCGGTTGAGGTAGTTCGCTATGGTCGCGTCGCTTGGAATCCAAGGCTCCTCCCCCTTCTTTGCGAAGGTGTCGGGGTCATAGAGCTCCCCAGTGTCGTAGTCCCACACTTCGAGCTCGCCAGTGAGGAACATGATATACATTTCCCGGACAGTAGTGTTATATGGTTGGTTCTCAAGACAGGCGATGCTGACTATAACACGTTCTTCCCTCGCCGTCATTATCCGGGCCGACTGGTTGCCGAACTTGCCGCTGATCAGACTGGCGTACCCGTCGCGTTTGTATTCGGCCACCTTCTTGCGGAAGCGGAACATCGACGTCGGCAGGGTGTGGCCGAACTGCTCCCGCAGGCTTTCGACAGCCTTTGCCATCTTCTCCCACTGGTAGGTATTGCCGAGTATCCTTTGGAAGTCGCTTGCCCGGCTGTGAAGCCGGATGCAGCAGTTGAGAACGCTGGCGTTGACCACGCACTCTTCCACCCATTGGCGGCGCTTTTTCTCGTCCTTGAAATCGACCATGCACTTTTCCCGGTCATTGAACCATACGACGGCCTTCTGATCGCGCTCGTAGTTCTCACGGAACCACCCGGCGGCAAGAATTTCGTCGCCGCTACCGAGTTTCTCTTTAACCTCTTCAAGATACTGCGTCGGCAGTGAGTCAACCACGACGAGGGCATAGTTGCCTTTGCCTCTGCCGGAGCGAGCCATCTCAATCCTCTTTCGCGAGGCAAGCTGACGGCAGTATTCCTGCGTCATTATGCCGGCCG